TTGTTTGTAAGAGCCACCGACACATCGTCGATTGAAAACCGATATGTGTTGCCTACTTTGATGTAGGTATCTTTAGGGATGTGTCCTTGACGCACCCATGCCCGTATGGTCGAAACCGATACAGAGAAGTGCTTGGACAAGTCTTCGATTGGAACAAAAGGTCCGGTCATGATTTTTTCCTCACAGAAATGATGTATTCAGAATCCACATTGAGTCCTTTAGGAACGGTATCTGGATTCTCTTCGAGGAAAGTTCGCACGTTGGTTTGGTTGAGCCGCTTTTCCAGAAACTCAGGTACACTATGCTCCATAACAAATTTGTGCATAGCTTCCCAGTCGCTAGTCCAGTAGCGCGTCTTCACCGAACGGTAGAAAATACCCTCAGAAGTCTTAACGCTCTCAAGCCCCTGCTCTTTGCAGTAGTTGAGTAACGCGGTTTTGACTTGATCCAGTTGTTGGTTCAAATCTTCTTCTTGCTTCTTAAATTCCGCAGAAAGCTGTGCCTTCTTATCACGGATTTTTAAGTACACACGTGTTAGCTTTTCGGCTAACTTTTTGTCCTCACTCATAAAGTTCTCCTAGTCGCACGACATAACTGTCGGGATGTTTACTCTACTAGCGCATGATAGGCTAGTCAAGCAATTCTTTGTAAAGATCAATCATTTTTGTGTGTACGTCTATTCTATTGTCTAATAGTGTGTAAACACGTTTCTCTACGGCTGATCCTTGTAGCTGCACGACGGTACACTTGTGATCTTGTCCTGACCTGTGAACACGTGCATTGGCTTGTGCGTAAGTCTCCAAAGAGCTTGTTGGCCCCCACCAAACAACAGTGTTAGCGGCGGTGAGCGTCACCCCATGCGCGGCGGCTTGCGGCTGTATCACCAACACTTTCGGGTTTGGGGTATTTTGGAAACGGTGAAAGATGTCCGTGCGTTTCGGTGCAGACACATCTCCACGTATGATTTCGGTGGTTATCCCATCATCCAGTAACTTACTAGCGAGGATGTCGATAGTGTGCTTGAACGGCACAAAGACAAGGACTTTCTTACTGCTTTCGTCGATAACTTCACGTAATACTTTGTAACGATTTTTGATGTCAAACTCTAATGCCTCCCCGTTGTCGGTGTAGACTGCACCAGAAGATATTTGTAGGAGTTTGCTCATGTTGATGGCGGCGTTGGGTGCCGTGATTTCTTCACCTGCGGCCTGTAAAACAAGTTTATCTTTAAGTTCCTTGTAGTATTTTTTCTGCTGGCGCGTGAGTTCTACCTCACGTTTGGTGTACACCATGTCGGGCAGGTCAAGACATTCGTCTTTGGTAAAGCGAATGGCAGGTTGCAGTGCGTTGTACACTGTCTCAGTTGCGGTTTCTTTTGCTTTCCATTTGAAGTTGGTGACTTTGTACATCACCATGTCGCGGAAAGAACCAAAGAACCGTGGCACTCCGTTAGGGTTGACCAGTTTAGCAATGCCGTACGCGTCCGTGGGGCTTTGTGCGGCGGGTGTGCCTGTCATCATCCATAGCCAAGTCTGGTCGGTTAACAGCTTGTTCAGCGTCTTCCACCGCTTGGTCTGTGCGTTCTTATAGTGTGTGGCTTCATCGACAATGATGCAGTCGAAACCACCGTTCGCAATGTCTTCGGCAACGATCTCGACACCATCGTAATTGATGATGACGTAATCAGAGCCTTGGTTAATAATCTTTTTGCGTTTGTCTTTACTACCGTAGGCCACGTCCACGGTGCGGTGCATAGCAAAACTAAACAAGTCATTACGCCATGCGCTATCCATGATCGAGAGCGGGCAGATAACTAACACACGGTTTATCTTACCTTGCGTCATAAGAAAGTCAGATGCCCAGATCGCCGATGCGGTCTTGCCAGTGCCTTGCTCGTTAAAGCAAAACGCCCTGCGGTTCATCGTTAGGAATGCGGCTGTAGTCTTTTGGTGTTCGTACGGTTTGTATTGACCAGACCATTTGTACTTCCCTTGTATTGGGGAAGGCACGTGGATATTTAGTTTCTTTAGGGTATGCGCTTCGTCGATACCCCAGTTCACAACTACTTGATTATCTGGCAGTTCTCGACTCTTCTCGACAACTTTCGTAACTTTGTTTGGGTTTTTTAGGCGCAACAAGAGCGCCTTGTTCTCCAATATCTGCACATCATTCTCCATCGCAACGCCATACGGCGCGGTGTTAGTGTCACACTAACTTTTTTTCTTGCGGCCTTTGCTTAAAGCCCCACCTGCCGCACGGTTACGGCGGCGGCTCTGCACAGATACACCATCTTTGTTCGATCCCCCTCGGGATAATGGCTTCTTGTGCGCTATATCTTTACCCTCTCGCTTGTCGGCTTTGCCATTCTTGTTGGCGTCTTTACCTGTGCGATCCATCTTCCTACGGGCACGCTGACGTTCCATACGCGCCTTAAATTCTTTACTCCCAACAGGCTTATTCTTCTGTTTGGGGCGGTCTTTGGGGTTCTTGTACGGCATTAGTTACTCCCATTATGAGGACATACAGTTACTGGACAGTGCCGTTTGCACAATCCGTTAGGGCGTGGGTTCCAAACATCTTTGTCGGCGGCGGTCTTCATGGCGTTGTACTTGCCTTGCCATTTCACCCACAGTTCTTGTTCATCATATTCGTCATAGCTTGCTTTGATGAGGTCATTGCTGACCACAAAGACTAGCCCACCCCTAACTTTTTTGATGTCGGGGTAGTGCAGAAACACAGCTAATGCCATCAGTTCTAACTGACCTTTGTCTGCATACCGTGCGTTCTTACCAGTCTTGTAATCAATAACCCACGCAGTTTGACCCAACGTGTCGATGATTAGTAAGTCTGCAATCCCTCGAAACCATACGTCTTTATCGTAAAAACCACAGGGTTTGAGGTTCTCTGTGATCCCCATTTTCTGCTCACATAGCTTGACCCCTCGTTTGGCGTTCAGGGAATCAAGCACTGGCTGAGCGTACGTAAACTTCTCAGGGAGTGGGGTACCATCCTTAACGTAATCTTCCGCGCTTTTGTGAAACGCATTACCGTATCGGATGGCTTCGGTCTCAACGAACGGATACTCTTTGAGTATTTTCTCGTGGTAAAACTGTTTGGGGCATTGCTCGAACGCCTTGATTTTGCTGAACGACCACGGTGCTACACTCACTCACAATCTCCGTACGATTTACCTGTCCCACTTTCACAGTCGATTGGCAGACCTTCTGCCCAGTTGGGTACCCAACGCATACATTGCTCGACATACGCCTGTGTTTCTGCGACTTCATCGTCCTTCGCACAGACAACAATCGAATCGTGAACGGTTAGCACAACGCGACATCTCTTACTAATTTGTAACATCTGCTCACCAATAATGCAACGCGCTATCGCCTGACACACGTTTTCAGTGACCTTTCCACCGTATATTCTGGTGCGTCCACGGCGTGTCTTGTAGCTGTATTCCAAACCGTTTTCGGTGTGGTCTGCTGATAAGTCGTCATAGCGCAGTGTCAAACCTGATGGCAGCTTGATACCACGTTCCGATCCCAACACTTCCAGTACGCCCGACTTACCAATCGGTATGCTGTCACCGTTGACCATGTGCTTGACCATGTTCTGACAGTTGCGCCATAACTGATTGATTTTCCAGTTGGCTTCCCGATAGATATTTATGACACGACGGGCCTCGTCCAAGTCCATATCAAACCCAAACGACTTTAGCTGTGCTTGAAACTTCACTGCTCCCATACCGTACCCTGCACCAAGGATCGTAGTCTTACCAACAAACCGCTGATCCTTCGTTACTTCATCCACAGGTACACGATAAATAGTAGACGCCATGATCTTATAGACATCTTCTTTGTTGGCGAACGCCGTAGTGAGATCGTCTTGCTCGGCAAGCCACGCGAGTACACGTGCCTCAATCTGTGCGCTATCAGCGTCAATCAACGTGTGTCCTTCTGGCGCAAGGATGCTACGCTTTAACTTCTTACCATTTGGCCCACGGCTTGGTAGGTTCTGCATGTTGATCTTGTCATCACCACCCCATCGCCCAGTGTGTGCGGCGTAGTAACGGACAGGCACAGGTAAGGTGCCACGTTTACCTATGTCGATGAACCGCTGAGTTCGTGTCTCTTCCAAGGTACTTTTGGTACCCAGACGTGCCGCGACAACGGATTGCACTCGGTCATCTTCATGGTCGGCTAACGCTTTGAAAGCCTCGTCGCTCTTGGCGAACGCGAAAGTTTCTTTACCAGTGGTCGGGCTAGTCTTCATTGGTGGACTAACACCCAAGCCTTGGAGGACCTCCGCAAACTTGGGATTAGACATGAGATCGTCTTTACACACACCTGCGTTCTCAAGGAGTTGGTCTTTCCGCTCCCTCGTATCTTCAAGATGTTGTTCAAGCAAACCGATGTCCAGTTCCAGACATGGTTCGGTAAACATCCGCAAAGTAAGATCGACGATCCTAAGTTCTTGTTTAGGAAAGCCCTTGCGCAAAAAGATATTGAATAGTTTGTGTGTTAACTCGACATCATTTATACAGTAATCACCGTACAGGGATAACTCCTCGTCGGTGAAATCTGCTCGACGTTTGCCCAAAGCATTCAGAACCTCGGTGCCTTTAGCCCCGATTGCATATCTCTCAGATAACGCCCTGAGACTGCCACCAACTTCCACGCCATGAAGAGCACGGGCGATACACAAAGTATCGGTATACACGCGAGGATGAACATCAAACACCCAAGACAAAATGGCGCCATCAAACATAGTGTTATGAGCAAGTACCATGCTCTTTGCCCAATCGAAGCTGTGTAAATATCGGCTGAGTTCGTCGTGGGTTCCGCTTGCCCATTCAGTTCCTTCATTGTTCACCTTAATACCTACGCCTATCACCTCAAATCGGGGATCGCGCACGTACTCCTCAGTAGTTAATTTAGACAGGGAATACTCCTTGTCGTAATAAGTTTCAAAATCTAACGTGATAAGGTCCATCACTTCACCTCTAGTAACTTCTGCATGTAGTGACCTGCTTTATCTAAGTCGTTGGCGTTCTTGGTTCGGGCAAGATACTTAATGATGTTGCCCTTCAAGAACCCAACAAACTCTTCTTTAGTCATCCACGCTTCCATTGCGACCCAAGGCTCGACGGATAAACCCACGTAGTGTTGCCCACCAACCTGTCGTAGGTTGGCGGTTCGTGGCTTTTTTGCGGTGCTTTTCGCTTCCTCCTTTTTACGCTCTTCACGCATGGTGGAACCAACAACCCCGTTTTCCCATACGTTAGCGATGTTCTGCATTAACTTGTAAGCGTATCCATACGATACGCCAGTAGCCTTTGCGACCTCCGCAGGTGTGGCGGTTTGATGTTCAGCTAGGTATGCCCAAACTGCATCAGCTTTGGGTGATGATTTCTTAGTCATGATCGTTCTCCTAAAAGTTTGGCTCGTACAATACGCCTTGATCTAACAAGGCTTTGAAGTGCGCGACTTCTGTACGGATAAAGTCGGCACTAGGGTCGCCTTCCCACTCAGCATCTGACAGTTGTTGCACTAACTTCTTATAGTGCGCAGGTACATAGGTGAGACGGGCGTCTTCACTTGGATGCTTGCTCAGCTTTTCGTCTGGCATGTTTCGCACCCAAATAGAAAAAGAGGCGCATTGGTGAATACCACGGCGCAAGTAGGTGAGCGGCTTCGCATTTTACAGCGACAGTAATCCACTCTTGTTTAGTTCGTTGTTTTTTCACGGCACACCTCCCATAAAATACAAGCCTTACCCC